AATTACTAATTAGATAAATATATTATCTAGGTTATGTAAAATTAGTTAAAAAGTCAAGAAAAGTTGTCAACAAGGTTTTTTGCTTGGTTAAATTCTTTTTGATAGTATTTATTAGAAACATCCACTGCTAAATTTTGCCTCGCTATTTCTAAGCTCATTTTTAAATCTATAAGCTCAAAGTTTTTATATCTTGGTACTTCTTTTATTTTTAAATTTACATTCATCACATCATCAAAGAAAGTAAAATCATTATTTATATAACAATCAGTATAATCAATATTATCATACTCCATCGAGTCGTCCATCTCTCTATAACCTTTTGAATCTTTAAGATCTTCTTTATATCCAGAACCAATAGATTGATAATTTTTATAAATCAATAGTTTACTCATAATTTTTATATTTCTTTTGTTTTCTAACCTGATGAGGATTGAAATTATCCCAAAAGTCCGTGACTGGATCTGGTATAGCTTCCTTAATATCGATGGTAATTGCTTTTGCCATGCAAATATACCTTGCAACATCCATTAAATGATCCTCTAAGTCAGAATTTAAATCCTCTGGTTTTGATTTGTCATATTGCATAATTGGTAATGTTCTTATTAAAGATTTACAATCTTCTGTGATATATAATAGAGGTTTGCCATCTCTACCCCTTAATCTACCCCTTATTTGTTGCCAGCCTGCCACTCTTTTATTATCGGCTCTTTGATATACGCAACCATATTTAGCTAATTCTTGAGCCTGTGTCATCCCTTGGTTTTTCTTAGATTCGTCAAATATAGCTGGATCAGCAACTTGATTACTCATCTTTTCTTTACCCTGCATTTCCATTGTGTTTTTTGCAATCTGTGGTAATTCCATTTTTAAACCGACATTCGGCTTACCTGTCCATCCGTAATATTCACGATAAAAGATTAAACTTCCTCTTGGTAAGCAAATATTCTTACCGCCAATATTTAACAAGCTTCCGTCACTAATTGCCGCCCATAATACACCGAAAGGTTTGGAATAACCCCAGTCAAAGCCTCTTATCTTAAACCAATCGTCAGGTATTTCTATGCTAGGTATTACATGGACATCCTTATTAAAGGTGTCGAAATAAGCACCTTCTATCGCGTCCCAATCACCATCTAACATTGCCTTTGCTAATGCACCACCCAAGCCAAGTAATTTGTGTTTATATAAAGGGTCGTTATCTGTCATAGTGGGGTTATCATCTAACTTAGCAGGGATAAATTGCCTTAACATTCCCCCCTCTTCATCTGGCATTTGGTAAATCTCTGACTCCTTTTTACTATCTATAAATTCACTCTTTACAAATTCATGACCTACACCGCCTGGATTTGAACCACAAACTATTCTTGGTAAATTTCCTGATAAATCTTCTGGAATCTTTAAACCACCAATACGCACCCTACCTCTTAGGAATTTATAAATATATTCGCTAAAATGGGTTAATTCATCTATTAATAACAAGTTAATTTCCACACCCTGATATTTAATTACATCCTTCTCATGTTGACAATGGCAAAGGTGAATTTTAGCACCATTCCAGAAAGTGATTTGAGCAGTTGAGTAATTAATTGAAGCTAGGTTTTTATTTACTAATTCCGATAATGTTTGAACAAAGCCACTTGATCCGTCTAAATGATTCTTTTTTAAATCTTCTGACAACCTCCTAAAGAGATAGATTTGTATATTTGGTACTTTTGAAGCATAATAAACAGCTAATGCACGCATACAATGGGATTTTCCGCCTCCTGCTGCACCGCCATATAGTATTTCTGTTGCTTCGCTTGTGAAGCAGGTTGATTGTCTAGGATGTAAGTTAAATTCCATTTATATTATTTTACTATTTATAATTTATTTATAATATCTTAAGCTTTGTAATTTAATAAACAATTTACCAGCTTGCTTTCTTGCTGATAGTCTTAATTTCTCCCTCGCCTCTTCCGTGTTGTTCTCATTCTCTACCTCTAGGAAGTCATTAAATAATGACTGTAATTCTTCTGGTAATATAGTTTTGCTGTTCTCTACAATCTCAAGGGTTAAGAAATACATTAGTAATATAAATTTATGTCCATGTATGTTGTTTTTTAACATATCCATTATTCCACAATCAATATTTAGCTTGGCTATTCTATTATTGATCTTATTTAGCTCTTTTGGGCTACTAGGTTTTAATATGCCTTGAATATACTTTTCTATTATACTTTTCCTATCTTCAAAGCCGCTTATTGCTTCATATTTTACAACAAAGTATAGTTGAATAAATATAAATGCTTGCTCTATTCTTCTTCGTTCTGACGACTTATTTTTTATATCTACTATTTTCATATACTTAATTTAATATCATTTCATTAATAGCAATCTGCATTTCCTCACTCTGCTCTTCAAGGGTTTCTTTGGTTAAATCCCATTCTATTTGATCATCTGGATCTTGATTAACTAGAGCTATATAAAAAATATCGTTACTTGTATAATAGTGGATATCTTCATTGTTCTTAAAAGCAATTAATACTCTGTTGAGGGTGAGGGGTTTGCCTATGATTTTAGAACAAGGTATTATATTTTTATCTGTATCTTTTTCTCCTCTTAAACTTACCCAAAAACCTCCTTCTTCTTTCCATAAATCGCTTAACTCTTTAAATGGTTTATTATTAAAGCATAGTCTAGTAGTAAAAGGAAATTCGGTTTTAACTATACAACCAAAACTTAGTTCCATCTCAAGAGCTTCCGCATAAGTCTTAGCCTCTGGATTGTTAGCCATTATTATAAACTCTCTGTTTTGTTCTTGTATTGTTTTCATGGTTTATTTATTTATATAAATGTTATGGAAATCTTTTATCTCTATATTATTTTCTTTTATTCTCTGTTCTACATAATTATTTAATGTCTTTGGCACCCTTACTGACCTATCTTTGTAATAAACTCCATAAGTTTTTAATTCATAATGTGAAAAGGTGGTTGACCAGTCATAAAAAGACTCTTTCGATTTATCCCATTTTAAAATCTTTGTTATCCAAGTGTCACTTTCTTTTGGGTTACTTGCGTGTCTTATTGCTTCGCCCCAAGTAAAGCCTGCAAATATTTTATTTTTACCTATTATATTACCAATTGTCATAGTTTATTGATTATAGGGAGCTTGTTAATTCTCCCCTCTTTTATTATATAGCCTTTTTCTCTTTCATATTTATATACTGCTCTTTTCTTAAAAGATCAATACCGAATAAAATTTGATGAACAGAGTCTTTTGGGAAGGTGTTTTTAATTGCTTGCACAGCTCTTTCGTATCCTGCAAAAATCATAATCATATTTAATCGCTCCATTTGTTCAAATCCATCTTTACAGTCTTTAAGAATACTACTTTTTATCTCTTCTTTTTTAGAGTATTTATTGATTTCAAAATATTGGTTGAAGTTAGTCATAATATTTATTGATTTGAATTGATTACTCCTTTAGTTTACCAAGTGAGTTTCTAATTGTCAAGTAAATAATTAATGAATTTTTTTTGGTCTCCACCGTAGGACGAGTTAGCATTTTTCCCTTGTTGGATAAGGGTTTATTTTTTTGGTAAATTATCACTTTTTAGGTTAAAAGAGATGTTAACCGCATCCTCTGATTTAATGCTTTGTTCTAAATCTTGTTTATCTGCCCAACTTGCATCATATCCGCTTTTTTTGAATCGATTTTTCATGTGGAAAACATGCGTTCCAGTGTTCCAACCATCAATCATTCCGATCATCCCTTTTCTTCCCATTTCTTCCCACCAAACCTGACTTGATATGTTTCCCTTTCTTATTGTATGCAAAAACTCAACCTCTTCAGGCTCTAGATCTTCCTCTGGTGTTCTTAAGGTATGGTAAAAAGATTCTCTTGATATATCTAATAAATCAATTGCTACTATATCACTCCCCCCTTTCTTATAGTTTTCTAAAATCTTTTCTTTTAGCTCTTTATTCCACTTTTGGGGGATAATTCTTGGTCTGCCAGACACCTTTTTGTCTCTTGCGTTTGTTTTGGTCATTAGTGATTCTTTTAATTGTAACAATACTAAATTGTAAGGTAATTATAGGAATCTTTTTCTTATTGTCAATTATTTTCTTCCTTCCGCCTTATACTCAAATACATCTGATAAATCTAGCTTGAAGCTGTTTATATTCTGGATAAATAGCATTTTAAATGTATCTATACCCTTTTTTCTTTTTAGAAATCTGGCCTTAGCTTTTTCAATTAACCCCTCCTGCTTTTCGCTTATAGTGAAGTTGTGTTTTGTTGTGTAGGTTTTTATGTATTGTTCTAGTCTGGTCATTTTAGAATGGAATTGAATCATCCAACAACTCTTCTTGTTGTTGATTTCCTTTATTAATATTCTGGTCGCTTTCTCTCTTATCCAGTGACTCTATTTTATTCAAAATAATACTAGTATTATATCGTTCTATCCCTTTCTTGTCAACGCTTTTCTTAGTTTGAAGGCTTCCCTCAATATAGACTTTAGAGCCTTTTTTAAGGTACTTAACAAATCCAACGCTGTTAAATGCTTTTATACTATGCCATTCGGTCTTGCTTTGTTTTTCGCCTGTGTTTTTGTCTTTCCAGTACTCATTAGTGGCAATGGAAAACTCTCCGACTTCTTTGCCGTTGTTTAAGTTTGAAAACTTAGGGTCTTGCCCTAGTGATCCTATTAATATTACTTTGTTTACCATAATTTATTTAACTTAAGTTGTAACTACCCATTTTGTAGTGATTATTTCTTTTTTCGCTACCTCTCCCATAAATTCAGGTCCTGAATAATAATCGCCTTGTGTCTGTGTTGAAAAAAGATAAAACTTTCCACTAGGAATATGTTTAACTATTTGATCTTCATATATATATTTTGGGACTCTTTCCGCATCTCTTGTAGTTTCTATAACTTCTAACTCCTCTATATCTTCAAAATAAGTGTTATTATCATTAATGTCTTTAGCAATTTCTTCAATCGTTCTGGGTTTTTTAAACATTTCTATCAAATCTTTATTATCTAAAATTTTACCAATATCAAACAATAAAACCTCTATATCTTCCATAAAATCATAATTTGTTTGAGCCATCTGTTGGTGACCATCAAAAGATTCTATTTCAATATTATCATTAATACTTTCATTAAGATTTTCCTCTAATGAGTTTAATAAATCTCTTATTTTGTTTTCTTTGTTTACCATAATTATTTGATTATTTGATTACTCTTTTATTTTAAAACTTATTATTTATAAATCAAGCTTCTTTTTACTGTTATTTTACCACCTACAATATGGATTTCGTCACCTATTTCAATTGACATATCCTTTATTTTTATATAAGCGTGTTTATATCCTGTTCGATCATGGGTGCTAATGTTTTTATATGGCAGTTCGTCAATTCTATTCTGTGATAAGTTTTGCTTTAATATTTTAGCTTTTATATCCATTTTTTCGTTAATGAATTTAGTTATTAACCCTATGTTTTTAGGGTTTAGTCTTATTGGAAATTCTATATTGTTCATAATTATTTTATATTCCAGATTTGTAAAGGTAAATACTTCCTGCATATATCCGCTGTTTCCATCTGGTTTTGTTTATAGGTAGGGGAAGTAGAGTCACCAGAAGCATCAGAAGCGGCATCAGCGGCATGAGCGGCATAAGCGGCATAAGCAACATCAGCGGCATCAGCGGCATAAGCGGCGGCAGAAGCGGCATAAGCAGCGGCATTAGCGTCATAAGCGGCGCCAGAAGCGGCAGAAGCAGAATCTAACTCTTTTTTAGTTGCTTTACCCTCGCCAAATGCAATGGCTACATCTACGGCTCTTAAACTTCTTTCATCTTCCATTAAATGCCTCACCGTGTTGGCACAATGACCTTTTGCAAGGGTTAGTTCTTTTAAAGAATCTGGATTAGACTTAACAAAAAGCCATAAAATCCAATCTCCTCGAGGACAAGTTGCTAAGAACTCTTCGAGGGTTAGATCTTTAGCGAATAAATAACCACCTTTACAAGCATTATTTTTTTCAAGAAATTCTTTTAGTGTTTTTTTCATTATATTAAGTGTTTAATTTTATCTAATTATTCCTGAGTAAGTTCGATGGTTACTTTTTTATCTTCTTTTATAATTTCAATTTCTTGATCTAAGCATTTATGGAAAGAATTTTCTCTTTCTCCTGCGATTGATTTACATTTCAAAGATTGGTAAGTTATGCAAAAAGCATAATATTTTATGTTTTTAGCTTCGATGTTGCAAGCGTCGATGTCGTGAGCGTTGATGTCGCAAGCGTCGATGTCGTGAGCGTTGATGTCGCAAGCGTTGATGTCGCAAGCGTTGATGTCGTGAGCTTTGATGTCGTGAGCTTCGATGTTATAAGCGTCGATGTTGCAAGGAATTATACAACTAAAAGTTATTTCTAGATTTTCGTGTAAAGTTATAGTATTAGAGTTATTAGCTGTTGCGATTAA